GCTATTTTTAGTTTTTATATACAATTATGTTGCAAGAGGTGTACTACCATATACATCTAGAGTAGGTGCACATAGGAAAAATACCGGTGTAAAATCTACACCTGCTGCAACAAATTGTTGAATGACATTGTATGTCAGAGGACTGGCACTAGCCTGGTTTGGATAATCAAACTTGGCGCCATATGTGTTGTGGTATGAAAAATCTTCTGTAGATCCTTCAACAAGGATATTCGGAGAGAAAATATTGAAATTACACATATTAAAATCAGGTAATAGTGAACTAATACCATTATTAACAGGTAATGCAACAATATTTTGACCTCCAGTACCTTCCCACGCATAACTGGAATTCAAATACGCTACAGTTTGATTCTGAGTAGGTGCTGCAACAGAATAGGTCCAAGACCCAACATTATCAGCAGCAGTTCTCGAACCACCATAACGCATCATACCGAAAGCTGTATCATTATTTCCGACAGAAAATTTGACCAACCATTGGTGATTGATACCACCACGATACCCACGAAACATTGCTGTAATGTAAGGCAAAGGATGTTTAGAAGACCAATTATAAGGAACTGTGGCAGTATTGGCCTGATTACGTGCAGTATTAACACCTGTTATGGGTTCATAACCGTTAACAAGTGGCATACGTCCGAATTTCATACGCCAGGATGCCCACGCTCCAGCTGACGAAGTGCTACCAAAAGATATAGAGCGAGCAAGTGAATGACGCTGTATAACTTGTCTAAGACTCTTGATACTCTCTCCCATATTCATAAGATATCTATTAGCATCAGGTTGAACAGGTGTACCAACCACCTCTCGGGTAGTTCCAACACTCAATGGATCTGCCTCGGCGGTTAAACCTTGAGCAGCAAAGAGTGAAATAAGGTTACCACCACCATCAGAATCTGATAAAGGAGTAGAATATTCGAAATCTTTTCCACCACGTACATACATCAAAATACGTACAGATGCAGTGGATACAGGAGCCGTCAAAGTTGTAGCAACACGAATATTGATCAATCCATTGTCATTCAGGAGACTAGGGGCCAAAGCTCCTGATGTCGTCCAGTTTGCAGATGTCATTGTTCGCGCTTCCAACCACGCAGTAGCCTGATGATATGGCACCTCTATTTCAATATCATTGTCCTCACCAATATCATATATTTTCGTATATGTAAGGTTGTATGAATCAGCATTAGTATCAATACGCCCGATAGGATCGTATGAGATGCGAATTCGTCCTTTATGATATTGTGAACAAACAACCTTGAAGCGGAAAATAATCGTTCCTCTCCAAAATTGAAAGAATTGAGAGACATAGCCCATAGGGGTAGTTGCTAAACGGGTAGCACCTGTAACAGCAGCAACATTGCTCAACACAGGTTGAACACGTGCCACAAGCAGTTGCGCGTCAGTTGCATCAGTTGTAGCCCAAGTGATTTGTCCTACATAAGACTCTTTTGCACAGATAGCTGATAAATCCAACGGATCTTCAGAAGGTACTCCATGTAAAGAAGGATCAATAGACAATTCACATTTTGGATCGAGTGTCAATTTCTGCACAAGTGTACCAATACCAGAAGATGCCAAATGGGGCAAAACAGAGGGCATAAAACCATGTACCTCATCAATAACTGGAACATTAGAATAACCAAAAAGTCTAGCTATATTGGAAACTGCTTGTGCTCCTATTTCTGTAGCTCTCGCAAATTTTTTGATAATCGGTACCTTGATGGTTCTCGCAAATGCAGCAACCGCAGAGGCAGGAGCTGATATCGGACCATCTCCGTATTCATCCTTACCTTGGGCAGCAAGTGTGACTGTAGGTCCCATAAGTTCAACATCTTCCATCCAAGCCAATATCTGTACTGTTACGTTAATAGCAGCAGAACCATTGGCAGACAGAAGTGGAGATACAACACTCAAATTTAGAGTACCCATATTGGTAAGATCACTTGCCGTCATAGGCAACCAATTCTTGTGATAGAAAAACGGCAAAGCCATCTCTCCCCCAGCTGATTTCGCCGGTACCAATTTGATATTTGGCATCTGAGAAGCAGCCACTAGATACGCATCAGTAGTTGTTGCGGCACGATTGGGATTATTGCCTGTAACTATCTTTTGCAATGGACAGTATGACAACATTCCTAAACCATACCAAAACGGTGTTGAATTCAAAAGCACTTTTACATGCAATCGGCCGCGAATAAACGCAAAATTATCAACACGCTTCTTGATGTGTGTATTTGAAATAAACAGATTCCACGGATCATAGGAAACTTTTAATCCTACCGCATCAGTTTGATTCCAAACAGTGGAAGCAATAAGTGTGGGTCGGGAGAGAAACTGTCCTAACGTAATGTCAGGTGTCCCATCAACCAGGGCCACGGGGTTTTGTGATTTCCCCATGTCAAAGGTCTCTCCCAAGACAGAATCAGAAAAAGAAACTTGTTGACTCTCTTCAGTATTGGATGAGTCAGTAACATTCTTGAAAGGATCAGCTCCAGTTTCTGACGATTGTTCTGCAAATTCAGGTTCTTTTGTCGTGTTACTAATCATGTTCCATCTACACGTAAAACAGGAACATGTGTCCAATTTTCTAAAATCGGACGCAAAGACTTTCATAGTTTCAGCGAATCATTTATGCAACACTACTTTAGATTCCGTACAGTAGTGAGGTTGAGTTTCGTTGTGTATCAGCTGACACATCCCTAAATAGGGATTTCGGGGATCGCCCTAGCAGATAACCAGTACACATCCACTCTCTCCGTTCATTGAAACTCATGTAGAACAGAGCAGATAACATGTACATGCTAGAGCTATCCCAAGGGACTCTAGCAGTATTCCACATCCTCTTCAATCTCAGGGCACTCTTCCAAGTACACCCGCTCATATTGAATAAGACCGTGGTTTTTCGTAGTCATTCCATTGGACGCAGCCATAAAATTATCTACGAGGTGTTCCCAGGTAGGGAACGTTGTTTTCTTGATGTACGGGCGCACAATATCATTCTTTTGGCACGCGTCTTGAAGAAAAGCTCTCATCTCATGAAATTTTTCTTTTCCGTAATAGAAATATTCATACATCGCTGATTGAACAACACTAGCCATCTGAAAACCTGGTGCAACTGAGTCAGAAGGTACCCACACAGTCAATGATTTAAAGATACTCTCTTCATCCAAAGGGCACAAGTAAAATCCAACATCCTCATCAAAACGCCACTTGCGCTTAAGAAAGGATTCGTCATTAATGTGCACATAATCAATAACCTTATCAGTTTTATCCGATGCCGTATAGGTAACACCAATGGTACGTAAAGCAGAAACAACTGCTGCGTGTGTAAACCATGATGCTTCACCAACCCCCATAATATTATCATCGCCATACGTCATAAGACGCACATAAGCTTTAAAATCATAAACTTTAATATTATCAGGAGCAGTAACCGCAAAAGCATAACGAATATACAAACAATTGACAATACCATTAATGATAACTGTCAAAGCTTGACCTGAAGGATTTGTACCAAAGAACTCTATCAGATCCCCATTTACATTTGAAACTGGAAAGGCAACATCATATGCCAATCCCACTATAACTTTCAAATCTTCTTGTGAATATCCAGCTGCTTTACATATAGCATAGACAACTGAAAATGCATACAAGATAATATCAGCAGTCATGCCCTTATCAAAGCGCTTATAATCACCAGCTATAATCTTATCTTCTCCAAAAGCACATAAGTAATCACGAATAAGTTCCCATTCAGCCGACTGGCATACTGTGCCTGGACCAGATTCAAAAACAAATTTGTTTCTCTGGACCAATCTAACAAATGGCAAAAGATACTTACGCATTTCCAATGAGAAATCAACACCAGCACTCGAGAATGCACGTGTTTTCTCAATCAAAATCTTCTCAATTGGAATAGATTCGTCTTTTAAATGTTGCTCAAAAACAGGCATATAACGTCTACCAGACATATAAGCTTCATGACATTTTGTAACTCGGTCCCACACTTGGGGTGGAAAGTTCTGACCATCCGGTTTAGCCTCAGTGGGATCCGGAATAATGAAGGACTTCTTTGTCTTTCTCCATGGATTACCCATAGACGACTTAAAATTCATAGCATCAATATACTGTACTCCATTGATTCCATTAACTGTCGAATAATCATCCAAAGGATGGACATAATCTCTCCAGTTAGGATCGGATTCTTTCAAACCATTCAATATATCATGAGTAAAAGCATCTGCACAATGAGACATGAGTGTTTTATCATAAGTGGCAGTTCTATCTAACATTGGTAAGACATTTTGACGCCAAACATTCCAACCTTTCATAACTGGAGGACCAAAGGGTGCTTGCCTTTCAAACCGCTGCTCTACAACTTCACGTAATGGGGTGGAGTTAACTTTACTGCGGGGAGTAGGACGTACACCAGATATAGTTCCATAAACATTTGCCGTGCCTTTTTCACAGTAGTTAATAACACTCTTATGGTGCAAGGGACCAACAGTGCGATCACCTTCCACTAAATCTAGTGCAATAACACCCGGTTCAATATCACCCAATCGAAGCGATTTATACGCAAATTCTTTAAGTTCAATTTCCAAATTTTCACGTGAGAGACAAATTCCAAATGAATTCTCTGTTGCTTTACCCTGGGATAACTTAACATAAGCGTGAAAACCACCAATGATTGGGCCACGAGGGGCCATAACTATGACCAAAGCACCGCATTCCCCAAATTCGGTAATAGTAGGACACTTATAACCAAACAACATACAATTAGCAGTACCACAATTGGGTGGAGACCACGTTTTTGAAACATTGTTAAGATCACGCGTATACATTGTACCATCATTGCGAGTGCACAGTAAAAAACCATCATTAACACCACTAAACGTATGTGGAGCAAAGAACTTAGTAATATCCTTTTTTGGAGGAGCACCAAGAACTTCAAACACTGCCAGATCAAGGTTCTCATTGATATGGACTTCAGAACGTTTCAATTTCAGACTCACAATTTGTGAAACACCGGGTTGAATTTTACCGACATTGATCCGAATATGATAATACTCTACTTCTTTACCGTTTTTATGGGTTTTAAAAGCATGAGCATTAGTAATATACTTCTGACCTCGAACACACACTGCCATTTGAGAATAATGCTCAGTATTATCATCATATTGCATAGTAATGAAACACACATTGTTTGATAACATATCTGTCAATTTAGATCTGTCGGCTCCCACTAAGGATGTAGAAGCCAAAGGAACATCCTGTGTGGTACACTCATAATTCGTAGCGTGCCAAACATTTTCTTTTTCTTTCTCTTTAACGACAATAGGCTTGCCTGTAGATTGACGTGTTCCTTGCTCTTCTGTTTCATCTCGAGGATTAAACAAACTATAGGCACTATACATAGACATCAATGTTGCTGCTCCAGTTATAAACAATGAAAAATGAACAAGATTTCGGCGGTGCTCTATTGTCCAACCAATAACACGAACAGCAGTACGCTGCGGAAGGAAATAATCACACAATCGCCAGAAGACCCATCGCACGTATGAATTTGACAAACAATACACAACCATACGATATATAAGGTCATATGACATAAGATTGATACCAATAAATGCAAAAACAGCATGAATCCAATAGAAGATACAAAAGGTGCTTATGTAATGCCAGACTGTATACCAATACGTTTCATCGGCTGTCCAAGACCATTCACACTCTTCAAATTCCTCTGAGAAGGTGGCAGCCTGTTCAGCTATACACGTACAGTTAGATGCAGGTAAAGCGCATTTCTTACAAACTGTAATTTCACGACAATACGCATTCTTAGCCTGAACTTGAGCCCGTTTGTGTGCTTCAACTGTGCGTATAAACACAGCCATAAATGTTGCGGTATCTGTATATTTCAACGGAATACCTTGATCATTCACGGCAGGAACAAGTTTAGCCATCTGACGTGTACCATTCATGTAAGGTTCATATTTCATCAAGGAAAAAATCCAAAAATTTGGAAGAGAACCATCTGTAGGGGGGATTGCTTTACGCTTATCCAAAAAACCCTCACTAGAAGCATACTCCGGCTTAATTTCAACATGAATAGGGAAGCCAAAACGACGTAAGGCAGCACCAGGATTTTGATAATAATGGTGCATATTCAAATCCATGGAATTCGATGATGCTAAAATAAGTTCACTCATAAATGGGATTTTACCCTTATCAGGCAAGTCAGCTTGTGGTGTAATAAATGTAACATTATTACCAACATATAACACCTCACGAGTAGTGGGGTCTTCAAGTCCTAATTCAGGATTCATAGCAGCAATATCGTCATACTGAACACACCAACAGGATGATTGGTAACCAGACCAATATTCATCCAGAGGATTACGGGTAAAACGATGCTCTTCAGAGGTAGGCAAATCAAAATATGAACCATAATATCGGAAAAATAGCTCTTGCAAGCCAGATTTACCTATACTAGACAAACCCAAAAAGATAGCAACAAACGGAGCCTCGCGGGATTCACGAGCGGCACGTTTGGTGAGTAAATTTGCGTCTAACATTTTAATATCATTCAACATACTCTTAACAGCGCGCAACTCAAATTTGTTATCACTCATAGAAAACTTACGAATAGCTTCACCTTCCTCAATAGCATTTTTCATATCTGAGATAAAATCATAGACGGTGAAACCATGCACGGCAGGATTGGCAAGTTGCATTGACTTGCGCTTTAGAACCTCACACTTATCAAGCCATTGTTCATAGCTAGATCCAGAATGTAGAAGCGTTGACCACTTACCAGTCTTGTAAACCTGATACAAGCGTTCAGCAATGAATAAAGCAACATCTAAAACACATAGAACAAAACCCTTCTTCGAAGAGAATTTTTGTAACATAGCTTGTTTCTCTAATTCATTATACTCCATCCAGTTGAAGTCAACGCCAATACGCTTGAGCATATCATGAACGAGTAAAAAAGAACTCAAGGCAACAAAACGCTTAACAATAGGATGATTCTCCAAAGTATTAGCCGTATTGAGCATGGAACGCAATGTACTCAAACCTTCTTCGAAGGAATTCTCCTTTGTAGCGAAAAAGGATTGAGGAGCATAAATATTATCTACACTTTCATCGAGTTCAGTAATATATCGGGTTACAATGGAAGCTAGATGTTCTTCTTTCGAAGGATCTAAAGTCATATATATGAGTGAAGTTATATTCATACGTGATGCCATCTTCATAACTTTCTGACACCAAAATAAGAATTCTGCCTTTGAATTGACATACTCAAAATCCTTATACGATATAAGCAAACACTCAGCAGCATGCATAATTGTTTCACGAGAAGCATCTGGTACTCTTTCTTTCAATAGAGCATCAGCGCCCATAAGGGCACTAAGCTCAATCAATGGACGTAAGAGGGTCTTTTTAGAGCCTCCTAAACCATAATGAAAACGAATAGAAAGGTAGGTACCATCACAAATGCCATAATCATCTAAGAATACAGGGCCTTGTGATAAAGGCTTGTTGCCAAAATACAATGTGAAACCAACAGATCGGCGTTGCATAGGTGTCAAATGATCCCAAAGTGGGTTATGAACACCAGAGCAAACAACTTTGTGCATATTACGATACAAATCAGACGAAAATGTACCACCTAAGGTATAAGTCCCTGATAATGTAACAATATTGCATGACATAGCCATAACACGATGGTACATTTGTGGTTCAAATCTAACTTCTGTGGAATCTAATAGATGAATGAGAGCATCAAGCTCCTCACTAGAAAAATGATTTTCCAGTCCACCAGATGAACCTCCAGAAAGAAAATAGAACTCAACATTAATAACAGCTCTGTTAAAAATGTTATAGTCAACAAGACGAATATGATGACGTGAAAGTACTTTGCCTTTAAAAGAAAGGGAGAAACCCAGATTTTTCATCTGTCTTCTCATACAATTATACTTCCACTTACCATTAGTGTAACGTGTAT